GCACATGCTCTGCCAGTTGCTGCTGTCCCAGAACTCGCCGCCCAGCCTGACGGGTTGAATGTGGTCCACCACCTTGGCCAGCCTGTCGCACACCACGCAGGTCGGGTGCTTCTTGATGTACGCCAGCCGCGCCCGTCGCCACGCCCCTGACCAATAGCGTTTGTCTTGTGGGCGATCGCGCTGCTGCTTCTTCTTGCGTGGGTCAGGCGTCTGCTTACGCGGTATCGTTGGCATAAGCATAGATGATGTTGCCCGTCAATGCGTACAGTCGCTCCTCGACTCGTCGCATGCGTGACGTGTACTGTGTGGTATGGTCAGCCAGCAGTATCCTCCGCCTTTCTTCTCTCAGCTCGGTTATATGCTGCTGCTTTATCTCTTCGCTCATTGACGGCAGGTTTCTCCAGAATGAATCTCTGGACTTGTGCCTTGTAGTGATCGGCGAGCTGTCGCAGCTCTGCCACTCCATACGTTCGAGCCTGTTCTGTATCTCGCATAATCTCCTCAGCTCGTCCTTGGACAGCTTCGTCAAGTCGTCGACCGAAAGCCCACTGACGCCCTTGGTCGTACAAATTGCAGGCAACGCATTGACACTGGACGTTGCCGTAACCGTCAGCTGGGTCGTGCCAACGGGTGGCCATGTACCGCCTAGACGCAAAATGTCCCGCTTGGAGATGCCTAACATGGTAACGTCGTCGGCATGTCCAGCACTCTGCTTCACCGTACTTGTCTGCTGCTCTGTACCTGATGTATTTGCTGTACCACTCATCTACCTTTTTTTTGAGTTGTGCGTGCGTGAGCGGCTTCTTGGCCTTGGGTTTCTTGCGCAGCTGCTTGCTGGCCTTGCTGTCCGTCTTGGTGCTCCTCTTTGGCATGGTCCAATAATACGCCGCGAATCTTTTGCGTTAATGCCTCGCGCTCTGCCTTGCCTTTCTTGTACTCTGGATAGCTGTGTGCCTTGACTCTGTTCTTGGTCAGGCGGTCCTCGTATGCCATGCGCTTGTGGCCGTACATGTGCTCACACATGTCCCAGAAGCTACGGGTGTGCTCTGTGACCTCGATGCTGGACGGCACGCGCCCGTTGTTGGCCAGAAAGTATTCCTTCTCTTTTGGGTGCGGCCTGTATCTGAGCATGGCCTCGTTGCCATACACTTCGTTGATGATGTAGCGCCGACCGTCGATGAGGTCGTACCAAAAGCGTTCGAGGTCAGTCATCAGAATAGGTTTTGCTGTGTATATCCGAGTTGCTCCTTCACTTCTGTTTGGTGCTGGTGCCGTTCGTAGTATTTCTCTCCTCTAAGGTGTTCGTGCTCCTCTTGCATCTTCCTCCTTGCCCGCGTGATAGCTTCGTTAGTAGTAAAATGTCCTTTGCTCTGCAATTTTAAAAATTCAGCTGCAGTCATATCGTGCGGATTATGTCCTTGTGCAAGGAGTTCAAAGTAGTGAACGGTCGCAACCAGTGCATCATCATTGTCGCGCGCAATTGGGTATTTTTCAAGGTATTGCTTGATTTTATCCTTTGTTTTTGTGATGTTCATTTCTTTGCTTGTTTTGCTCGTTTCTCCATCTCTTCCCGCTCGGTGTACGTCAGGCGGTTTTCGCCACGCATCCAGTCCTGTGGTGACACTCGTGCTGCGATCGGGTTTATCTCGGTTGCGAACTCTGGGGTGATGTGCCTCAAGGCCTCCGTTCGCATGCGCTCAAAGTCAGCAGCTTCATCCTGCCGTATTTTGGTAACTACTGGCTGCTTGAGCTGCTCGTACTTGGTAAAGCACTCCACAAATTGCGCAAGCTTTAGGCGCTCATAGTAGCCGCCGAACGTCTCTTTGGCCATCATGTACAAGCACAGCCGCCAGTCCTCGATTGTGAACGTCGGGAAGCCCTTGACCAACTCGTCCAAAACCATCTTGTACTCGTCGCCCTCGGTCAGCGTCTTGTTTGCGTCTACGAAGCGCACGCATTTGGCCAGCATAGCAATGAGCGCCGCACGGGTGGCTTGCTCGTCCACCTTGAGCGCTGTGCGGACGTTAGTGCCTTTAAAGGCGGTTTCGATTGTTACCTGAGATATTTCCTGTTTCTGCAAGCTCTCTAAGCTGATCGCCAAGCTCGCCTCCTTCAAGCGCTGCCTTTCCGCTGGTTCGAGTTCGCCTGCTCTTGGATGCACCAAATACGAGGCCTTTCCATCCGTTTGCAATTGCTGTATGAATTGCCTCGATTGCTCTGCTTTCTGTAGGGTGTTCATTTGCTAGTGTCATTAGTGCCCGCTGTTCGCTTTGGGCGGTTTTGTATTTGAAGCGGTGATCCGTGCGCTTGTACTCCAGCCACTCGGTCCACGCCTCTCTGAATTTCTCTGTTTCAAAAGGAAGCAACACCGCAGGTGGTGCCTTTTTAGTATATTGTTTAGTAGGTGTATTAGTACTTGTTATAGTATTAGCTCGTTTTTGAGCCTTCGTAGGCTCACTTTTGAGCCTTCGTAAGCTCATTTTTGAGCCTTCGTTGGTGCATTTTTGAGCCTTCGTAGGCTCATTTTTGAGCAGTCGCCTGTTGTATCTGTCGCCCGATCGTGTGAGGTAGCCAGCGTCAATGAGGTTCTTTAAGTATCGCTTTGCTGTCGCTTCTGATACGTGCAGGAACTCAGCCAGCCGTTCGTTGCTCATAAAGCACTCGCGGCCATTCTGCTCAAAGCTGGCGACCTCAGCAAGCAACACCCGCTCGTTGGGGTGCAGCTCGCTCAGGTTCCAGATGTCCATGGGTATGCTCACGTACTTACGCTTCATGCACGCGCGTGTCGCTGTGGGTTGTTTACAATGGGCAGCTTGTTCTTGCGGCGCCAGTTGTACACCTCCTCAAACATTTTGACAAAGTTCTCCGTGCTAGCCTCATTGGTGAAACGTCTTTGGTACTTGCGTGCGCTTTCCAGCAGACGGTCAAAGTCCATTTCCTTAATTCGCATGCACTGCATGATTGCATTGACAAATGTGACCTTGTTGTAAAAGCTGTATTCCTTGAACTCATAAATCTGTTCTAGCCGTTTTTTTGCGTCATCTTCATTCGGCATTTGAAAGCTTCCTCGTTTAATAGCATCCCCAACGTGATACAAAGCTTTTGACGCCTTCTGATCTCGACCTCTACGAATTACGCCGTCCTCGTACATGTAAAAGGCATCATTAGTGTTGCTGCCTTGCGCAATTTTGACCGCAGTGCTTGGCGCAAAACCATAATCCTTCGCCTCAATGATGAATTTTTGAAGGTTGATGTAATCTTTTTTGCCTTCCACTGCGAAGCGATTGACGTAGTCCATCAAGGACCATTTCTTACCGACGATGTTGGTGCTGATGACGTCGTCGAGGTTGGCGCCAGCTCTCTTGATGTATTGCACAGGCATCTTCAGACGTTTGCAGGCTTCAAGACGGTGCTGGCCGTCGATTACTTCATTGCGTTCATTCACAATGATTGGCTGCTGTTGACCGCGTTGTAGCAATTGGTTTGATATTGCTTGAATGTTGGTTTCAATCAAATCGCGATTACCACGTATGTGCTTGAACATACCGTAGTCCTTCGTCAGCATGACGACGGTGCGCTGGGTGTTTGCGTTCTCCTCAGAACGTTGTTGTAGGTTAAACATGTTGGTTTTGTGTTGTTAGGACCGCCTTAATCAGGTCCTGTGGTTTAATGTTCTCATTCTTCATGAGGCGGCTGGTGTGTCGCAGCACGCCCTCTGGGTCCTTGGTCACGTAATTGTGCAAAGTCCCCCTGCTTACCTCGATAGCCTCGGCGCATGCCGTCAGGCTACCGTAATGATGCTGCAGGTACATTTTCAGGTTCATCTCCATCTCTCTCAAATTGTAGTTCAAACTTGACGCCTTGATCGTTCAGGCGCTGAATGTATCGCAGCATGCTGTCGGCCCGTTCGAACCGTATGCTGGTGCGTTGCTCGTGCAGCTTGACCTTGTACATTACCACGGCATATCGTCCACCTGTGGTGGGTTTTGCTTGCTGTCCTCGATGACGGTCTCTCGGATGCTCTTTGGTTCGAGTATCTCGTACTTCCACGGCACCAGTGACAGAAACGCCCTGACCTCGCCCGTGCTTTCCTTCTTCCATTCCTTGCCTCGCACGTTGCAGCGCATCTTTATGTTGGCTCCAACGGTCAAGCCAAGCGCTTCGTCTACGTCGTCCTTTAGGAACTCCACAGGTATCGTCTGGGGATATTGTCCATCCTCTACTACGATGTGCACCTCGCACTTTCGAAAGCCGCTATCAAACTCAATCGGTTTGCAGACGCGGTGAATCACTCCTTCAATTATCAATTCCATTGTCTTTGTATGATTTATTAAATGATGTTTGCGACCAGTTAGGCAGGTCAATTGTCCGTAGTTGGTTGAGCTTCAAGCGCTCGAATATCTCACGCCAGCGCTCCAGTGTTGGCTCGGTCTCAATTATCTCGTCTTCGAGGCCGTCGTCATCGTCGCGCATGGTGCTGTTGAGCAGCAGAAAAAGCGCGTAATCCTTCAGGCGCTCCTGATGCGCGTGCTGATCGGCTTCGACGTCGTCAAAAAAGGCGTCCAGTTCACTCAAGTTCATCCTCTCCGTATACTTCAAGCTGATAAAAACCTGCGAGCTTCAAGATGGCTCTGGATAGCGCCCGCTTCTCGGCCATGGCAATGGGGTACGCATTGCGGTTGTTGCTCTTGCTCACCTCGCCGTATGTCTCTACATGCCCAATTTCGCATTTTGCGTGCGCTTTAACGCAATAACGTCCTTCGCTGGGGTCAGACCATTCTGGCACCGTTTTAAAGGTCACCACGGCCTTTATTTTGGCTTGTACGTGTTCGACACCTCGGCGCGTCATGATGACGAACCCTCTGGGGTCCTTGTGGAAGTGATCGGGTCGCATGTCGTACTTCTTCGACAGCGCCTTGAGTTCATCTATTACGCTCATACTTCTATTGCTAATGGTTCTACGTCATAATTGATGAATGGCGCATACGGTGACGCAAAACGTAAGCTGCTCAGATTGTTTGACACAGGTATGTCACATTTGATGTTGTACTGTGCTTCATAGTATTCGGCTATCTCTGTAGCCACAACGCTGTGGTTCTCATTGCTGATGCCAGCAGCCACAACTAAAAAGTACAGACCTGAACCGCTGCAACTTTTGCCACTCACAAACACACAAGGACAAGCCTGTATTTCACTTAGCTTCTTGTCTACATCCATACTGGGGTTATGCTTGAAGTCGATGTCTATCTGCACCAGACCGCTGTGCTTTGTAAAGCTGTCCTGTCGCCGTGTAGCAAATAAGCCGTGCGGCATGATAGCGGGGAGCTGCTTTTTTTCCCATTCGTTCCTTGGGTGCTGAGGTCGGACGTTCTCCAACCAGTCCACCAGTCGCACCATCGTCGTGTTGCGATCAAAGGCGCCACGGCAGGCGCTCACGTAAATCTCGTCTATGTTCATCGGTTCTTGGTATATGCCGCAATCAAGTCGGCTTTGAATTGTTCCATCAATCGTTCGAAGCGCTTCTGTTCTGCAAGCTCTTGCTGCATGTGGTTGAAGTCGCGCGTAGGTTTAACGTGCACGCTGCTGCGCACACAAATAGGCTTGTTCATTATTACTGGTTTTGTAGGTGTTCCCATATCTCTTGTTCAATTCGCTCGTGGTTGTAGTCGAGCAGGTTGTCATCGGCACAGGTGATGTCGATGCGTTCAAAGCTGGTGTGATTCTTCTGCCAGAGCACCACGCGAATGATGCGCACGGTCGGTGGATGGCTCGGTGAAATGTGCGTGGCCTCCTCGCCAGCTTCGACCTCGAAGGTCACGACCATCTCAAGGTCGTCGTCAAGTTTGAGTAGTATTTGGTCCTCCATTCGTTTAGATTTCTGTGCAAGTGTAAAACATTTTAAACACCTGTGCAACATTTCGCACAAAAAAAAGCGGCACCCCCCGTTGAGAATGCCGCTCAAAACCTAAATGAAAAACGATGTTACTAGTCCTACTTGTTCTGAACCGTGTCAAATATAGGGCTTATTCTTTACTGCGCCGCTTGCTGCGTCCGAGTACCACAGCGTTGACGATGCGCTTGAGGACGTCAACCACTTTGTCGTCCTTCTCCGTTTCTGTTAGTGCAGTGATCGTGCCTGCAGCTGTTAACACGGCCAATGCAATCTCGGCCCAGTATTGTGCAATGAGTTCGTTCATGTTATTGTGCTTCTTCGATTTTCCAGTACGGTAAATCGTGTCTTGAGTTGTGCAAGGTAACAAACCAACCGCCAAGTCGTGGCGTATTAAATCCTTTCTCCGTAGCCCAACCAGCAAAGCGGTCGCCGAGCATCTTGTAGCTGCCAAGCTGCAGGTGGTGGACGCTGTCCTGATACAGCTTACCAAAGCGGCTGATGCGGTCCGACGTCACGGGCAGGTGCCACTTCTGATGTGTGTGGCCACGCACGATCAGGCTGGCGTCCTTGAATTGCATCTGGTCAATGTCTACACGCAGCACTCCCTTGGACCGTGGTGCGTTGCCGCCCATGCCGTGATGGTAGTGTACGAACGTCGAGCTGCGCCGCTTGCCTTTAGCGTAGATCTGCATCCACAGCCAACCAGAATAACCAGCGACGGTGATGTTGCCGCCGTTCTTGTTTACGATGTACGCCACGCGGTCGAGCGGGCTGGTGTGCATGCGCTTCTCGATGTTGGTCTCGTGGTTGCCACGGCAGAAAAACCTGATGACGTCCTTGTACTTGGTCAGGAACTCGGCGCTGTCTTCAATCACGTCGTCTAGGTACGTGATGCTTTTGTACTCTGGGCGAATGTCGCTGTAGCTGGACCGTGGGTCCCACTTGCCGCCCATCAGGTCAAACCAATCGCCAAAGATGAACACGGGCGTGTTGGTTCGCTTGGCTTCATCGAGGTGCCTGCGCAGCATAACGCGGTCGCACTTTACGCTGTCATAATGGACGTCAGAAATAAACAGCATACGCTGCGGTGCTTCGTCTAGCTTGACGCTGTGGACGGTGCGGCTTATTTGTTCAACCTTCATGTGTATAACCAAACCACGTCGGGGTCCTTGCTTGGATCGTCGTCAACGTGTATAAATGTCTTTGCTATGCCAATGCGATTGAACCCAGCCTCTATAAGTCCGCCGATGATGTATGCGCGGCTGCGTGAATCTACACAGTGAATGTCTGCAGCCAAACCTTTTAGGTGTGCGCTGTCTTTCTTGCCGCCTACCTTTCGATTGTGGTCAGGACTTCTGTAACCACTATTAATGCGGTACGGTATGCCGCTAAGATGTCGCGCCTTATCCAGCATCTCCAGAAATACCTCGTCCATCATTTGCTCGCCGCTGCCGATTGCGTCGGGGCTGTCGAACTCATGATAGTTGAAGTATCTCATGATAGGGCTATTGATACTGCTGCTATTAAGATGATGATGTCAGCAACGTCGCCGCGTCCGTACTGCCGAGCTTTGTATATCATATTCGCTGTCACCGTGGCTAAGATAATGTAAATCACTTTTCTTTTCTCTGAATGATAAACCATTGACTATCGTGACACAACAAACTCAAACCATCATAGCTACGATTGAAATCGTAATTACTGGCGCCGTCAATTGTTTCGCTTGCGCTGTTAGGTTGAAGTATGATTTTTGTATTTGCTGAAATTGTGCTGTCGCTTTTAAAACGGATGATTCGCCCTTCATTGCCAGTGGTCGAAGGTAAGTTGATAATGCTGCTCCCGTTAGGCCCAGACCACGAATTGAAAATTAAAATGTCAGTGCTGCTTACGTCGTAAGTGCCGCCGTCGATGTTTCTAACTTCGGTAACGGGTTGTTGCAGAAAGCGCTGAAAAATGTTGGGCGGCAGGTTGCCATTCTCTGCGGCAATTGCGTTGCGCAAATCGTACACTGGCTCACTGTCGTCAATTGGTGTGTAATCGTCAATCACTTCCACATCTGGCGTGCTTACGTTTGTGTCGTTCGTAGTAATGTGGAAGGCTTCGTACTCTGCCTCAACTGCGCGAGCTAAAAAAGTCGTTTCAAAAGGTAAAAAGTTGCGCGTATCAAACAGCAATGCATGAAACGGACTGACGAAAGCCTTGTAAAAGCTGCCGCGTTTAACACGCGTGCTGGCGTTCTGGCCTGAAATAATCTCCTTGACACCTAACTGGTGAATGCTCGACGTAGCCGATGGGTTTGCAAAGCTGGCAAAGCTGTCGACTATCTGATCAGGGCTGCTGTTGTTTTCGTATATGTTGCGGTAATCGTAGATGCCACTAGAGCCAATGACAACCTCATCTTGTTGCAGCGTCTCTTGATTTGTTGATGTGGTCAGCGCGTTGTATATGACTTGGTCGCCATTGGTAGCGTTGCCGTTGACTACTTCAATTTGAAATTGAAGTTTTCCGTAGGCGTCAGTCCCAGTAACGTCAGTTATCAATGTGCCATCACTGTCGAACCCTCCAATATCTACACTAGCTTCAATGCCTGTCTGGTTGCTTGTCAAGCCATCAAGCTCAATGATAAAGTTTTCTATTTCCAATACGCTAATTGCCGCGCCTGTAGTAACGTAGAATTGCCCAGTGTTACGGTCAAGGTATATGGGTGTAGGTGTAACGGCCCAGTAAAAATATCCTGCCGTCGATGACCACGTTGGTGTTGTAAAAGTCATCACGTCAACGCTGTAACCGTTTGCAAAATTGCCGACGTTCATTGTCTCTGGCCCAAAGTTCACGGCATTTGTGTAATACAAGCTGCCCACCTTTATCCGCGTTCTCATTACAAGGCGACTGTATACATCCGATCCTGTGCTGGTGCCATTGCCGTCGTATGTGTGCTCATAGTTGTAACGCAATCGGAACACGGTGCCAGAATCGTAACCAAGGCCATTGTCATTGATGACGGTCCCCATTTCCGTCTGTTGAGCTGTGGCGTTTAAAAACTGCGTTTTAGGACCAAGCACGGGCAGGTTGGCGTCCGTCCGCCAAATACGTTGAACCTTGTTCAGCGGTGGTAAGAAAGTAGTGACGCCGCCACGCATGCGAACCATGTCTGTGTCGACCGTCAGCTGTGTATCTGTAGCTGTAGCCGAGGCGCTAACTGTGCCCGCCTTGGTGACAGTGTAAAGGTTGACCGTTGTGCTGTTGACTACAGCGCCAACAGGCACAAAGTAGAAACACCCCTCATGCAGAAACACGCGAGCATTGAAGGTTATAGCAAAATTCTTAAGCACTTCGAAGCAGTCCATTCCTCGCGTTGCACCGCTTATATCATTGTTGTAAAATGCTGCGTGACCAACTTCCAATTCAATTAGCGCGTTAACGCTTGCAAACGTGGTAGGCTTAAAGTCATTGGCGTAACGCAGAAAGACGTCGGTACTGTCAAACACATGCAGCGCTCGTGTTTTGTTCAGCAGCTTGACAAGATGCTCTGCAATAGTGTCGCGGCCTGTGTACAGCGTGCCGTCGTCGTCGTACAAAATGTTTTTTAAGTTGCCCAAGTCGTCCACCGCTGTCATGGTGTTTTGTATGGGGTACGCCTCATCCTGCAGCTCGACTTGTTCGTGCAGCAGCACGCCAGTCCAAAATAATGTATTCGCGCCGTCAGGATCCTTGTAAATGCTTATGGTGTAGTCAGCGTCTTCGCCTGTTGCCAAGGCTTCAAGAAAAGTCGTGTGAGCTTGCACGTTTTCTACCAACGTAAATGTCACCTCGCTGCCAATAATTGGTTGCATGCGGTCCTCATTGTTGCCGCTGTAGCGTAAGGTAAAGCCGTCGGCACCAAGGTTGAACTCGGTCGAGCTGCCAACAAAACCAGCTTGGTGAATGTTGAGCTTGTAATCTGTGCCAAGGTCGTCTTGGAACTCGGCGTGTAGTCGAATCGGGTCAGCCATTAGAAACCTCTTACACGGTTACGGTCAATTGCATTGCGCTCGCTGGTCAGCAAAATATCGCGCCCAGAGATGCGGCCTGTGACCTGCACCTGCGTGCCGCCCATCATTTCCTGCAAACGGTCCAGCGGTGCCACTACCTCGGGGTTGATGTTGCTGGTGCCTGCGCCCTCACCGACCATGGCAAGCGAAGCGCCTGTAAACAGTCCACCGTCAGCCATCATGGGCAAACCAAAGCCGCCAGCGAGGAAATACTTCAATCCTGCCTTGCCGCCTGTTATCTCTGCTACGCCAGTAGCTCCTCCAGTCAATGCTGCAAGCACAAGGAACACAGCCGTCAATGCTGCAGCTTGCACAGCAATCTTCTTGAGCGTGTCAATCATTACTTCACGAAAGTTAAACGTCCCTTCAATCATTGAAGAAAACACGCCCTCGAAAGCGCCTTGCAAACCAAAGGCAAAATCTGATGCGCGTTGTTCAAATTCATTTAGACCTTGTGCTAAATCCACAATGCCTTCCTTGATCTTTTGCAGGCGAGCTGTTACACCAGTATCAATGTCACCTTCAATCATTAACGGCCCCATGGCTGTCATGTATGAAGTTTTCACACGCTTCATCTCTTTCTCAATAGCGTCCGCTGCGTTTGCCGCATCGTCAGCCATCCCCTCCAAACCTGAAGCAACGCCTGCTTCCAACGTCATCATGGCCTGCAAATCTATGTTTGCAGTTTCCAACGCTTGCTCAAGTTTTTTCAGGTCACGCCCAGCTTGACTGTTTGCAGATCGCTTGTGTGGCGCAAGCTCCATTATCTTACGTTTCTCAGCCTCTAACTGCGCCACGTATGCACGCTGTGACACCATAGCGGCGTCAATCTTCATAGCCTGCGCCTCAAGGTCTAAACCGCCTAGGCTTTTCTTCAGGTCGTCAACCTTGCTGCTGCCGTTGCTTGTCGCGTTGTGCATTCCAATTAATGCAATGGTTACCAAGCTGATAGCTGTGGCGACGGCTGCAAATGGATTCTTCAACATCGTAGAGTTCAGCAGCTTGAAGGCGTCCTTGGCAGCGCCAATGCCGCCAATGAAATTTGGCAACACCGTTAAGATTGGCCCAGTCGTACCAAGTAGAAGCGCAACTTTTAGGATGGCTTCTTTTGCTTGTGGTGATAAATCTTGTATGCGCTGCAGGAATACAGTAAAACCGTCAATTAAATCCTTAACGACTGGCAACAAATCTGCAGCCAGTGCTGCACCTGCGAGCTTCAAATTGTCCAGCGCCGTGCTGAACTTACCCGCTGCCGTTTCACTCAGGCGTTCCATAGCGCCCGCAGCAAAGCCTCCCTCCTCGGCAAAGCTCTTAAGCACCGTGTTAAACTCCTCGACGCTTACGCGGCCTGCGCCCAGCTTATCGGCTGGCAAGCCTGTAGCGTCAGCCAACGCGGTAAAGATTGGAATGCCGCGCTCTGCAAGCTGGTTAAGGTTCTCCAGCTCCACCTTGCCCTTGGCATTGACCTTCGCAAATATGGCGGCTATCTCGTCAATGCTTGACCCAGAAGTTGCCGCGATGTCGCCAAGGAATTGCAGCTGCGTATTGACGTCCTCAATGCCTGTGCCTGATGCAATCAACTGCCGCGCTGACTTGGCTACCGCTTCAATTTGAAAGGGCGTCTTTGCCGTGAACTCATTCAAGTTCTTCATCATAGCAGCAGCCTGCTCTGCCCCGCCTGTTAATGAGATAAACGATGTCTCCAGCGCTTCGAGGTCTGCAGCGCTCTTGACTGCAGCAACACCGAGGCCAGCCAGTGGCATGGTCAATGATCGCGTCAAGTTGCGACCGATGCGCTTTGTGTTTCTGCCAAAGCGGTTAAGCTTCGACATGGATTTGCCAAGCGCCTTGTCAAAGTCGCGCGTCGTTGCGCCTATCGTTACTATGAGATCGTTCAGCTTTGCCATTCGTCGCGCTCTTTAATTGCTTCCAGCAGTTGCTCCTTGGTTAAATTCTTTGCGTTTTGTTTTGGTCGCTCCCAAGGGAATTGCATCATATCCTTTGGTCGCAATTTACGGCCTTTCCGTAGATGGGGCTGCATGTAGATTGTCGCCAGCCATCTGGTGCGCTCCCACTCAAACCGCTCCTGCATCTCTGCGGTCTCACGGTTGGCGTCAAGCGCGAGGCTCAACTCGCCAAACGTCATATCCCAGAACGCAGAAGGGGACAGGTGCAGCACACCCATCCCCATCCGAATAACGTCAGGCCACCCTACAGGCTTGTCGCTTTTGTCTACGCTTTTTTTTGGTCGCTGTATTCACCGAGTACGTCAAAGCATTGTGTGACGTGTGCCAGCGTAATGTGCTCCTCGAACTCCTGCAGCTCCATATCGAAGTCAACGCCTTCAAAGTTGCAACCGCACTCTACGCCTACAAAGCAAAGGAAAGCGCAGGCATCGGCTGAGAGCTTCGACGGATCGGACAAGCTAAACACGTTGACCTTCGCCTTGCGTTCAAACTTCTTGAGCGCCTTCATCGAGTAGCGCACAGGGTACTCGTTGCCGTTGATTTCTATCATACGATAGTTGCCTCAGTTACTTCTCCAGTGAGTTCGAAGGTAGCGCTGTAAGTAGCTGTGTCCTCAGTGCCGCCTGACTGCTCCAAGCTGGTCAAGAAACCGCTGGCGCTGTAGCTTTCGTCCCCAGAGATTTCGCTGCTGAACTTCAGCGTCAACTCAGTGCGACCTTCCCATGCGTCATAGAGGTCGGTAACATCTTTGTTAGATGCGTCTTGGTAGTCAATCAAACCGCTGCAGCTGATGGATCCAGAGCGCAAGCCGCCGAGCAGCTCACGGTATCCCGCTGAGTCCTTCGTAGTGATGTCGATGGTCTCCATGTTAAGAGACAGCGAGCAGTCCGTGGCGGCTGCTACGAGCGTGCCACCGATGTACACGCCTAAGTTGGTTCCGTTAAAAATGGCCATTTTATTCTGATTCTATAGATTCGTCGTCGGTCTTTTTCTTTGGCGCGTCAAGGTAGCCTTTTTCTTTCAGCTCTGCTGCGAACTCTGACGTCACACTTGGCGTGGCGCCCTTCTTCCAGTTGTTGCCGCGCAGCTTGCACGCCTTCATGATTGTAACCTTCATGGCTGCAATTTACGGCAAAATGATTGACTGCATCAAATGCCTTTCTTGGCCAGAAGAATCTTCAGTTCATTGACAGCCTCCAGCAGCACGTCCAACTTCTTGGCCATATCGTTCTCGCGTTTCTCGAGGTTAATGATGCGCGACTTCAGCACGGTAACATCTTGGTTAATCTTGGTCCATGCTGCGATGCCTCCACCCAGCAATGCAATGAACTCGAATATCATTGCCGCCGTTATCTGTTCCATGCTCAAATATCGTGAAATTTAAATTCCTGCACGTTCTGCCGCCGTCGTGCAGTGCCTTGCTTCAATGCTGTCGAGCGTAGCGCGTAACCATTCCCCCAGCGGCTGCAATGTGCTTTCACGGTAGTTGGCGCCCAGCGTCGCGCTTACCGTGTGCGTTCCAAACGGAATGCCGCTTTTGTCGATCAGGACCGCGTTGAGCATTTCCGCCGCCATGACGCTCACGATTTTGCTGAGTTGTCGGAAGGCTTCGTACAGCTCGCGCCTTAGTGCCAGTGGGTACGTGATGACGTGAGCGATGGCGACCGCGATACCGTACACAAACCCAATCGGTACGGCTGCGATTGCCAAAGCAAACAGCGCGACGGTCTTAAATATCTTCATCGGTAAACCAGCCCGCTGCTTTCATATAGTCGTAGTCGCGCACGGTTGTCGTGCTTGGAATGATGTGGCCAAACGGAAAGCGGTGATTCGTCTGCACGTATGCGCTGAGTTGGTACCGTTCGTCATTGGTGAGTTCAGGAAAGCACGCCGTCAGCTTCTCGAGCGTCGCCGCCTCGTGAACGTGGATGAGGTAATCGGTATCCACCTGCAAAGCGTTCTGGATTCCGTCGGGGTGCGTAACGATTCCAAAGACGGTTGAAGCCTTTTCGCCTTCTGCCTGAATGAGAACGGGACGCGAGATGTTGTAGAGTTCTCGCGTGATTTGCTTTGCCCGTGCTTCGCTTGTCTGCGTGGCGGTTGGAAGTACGATGATATATCCGTT